GTTGTATGTCGTTTCATCGGTTGCTTCACAGGTCTTTGCCTTCACAAGTCCCGTTGGTAGTGCAGAAGCCGTCAGCGACAGCGTTTCCGTCTTGACCTCTGTGGAGTCCTCCTTGGTCTGTCCCTCCGTTGCAGGACGGCTTGCCGTGCAGCAGTAAAGGACATGACGGATCTTGTGTTTATCGCCGCTGAATTCAAACATCAGTGCAAACTGCGACGGTTCTGCGTCATTCTTCTCCACAAGCACACCGTTGTTGTCAAGGATTTCTCCCAGAATTTCGGTGGCAAATTCCGTGGTAACAAGAGCAACTTCGAGGTCACCCTCATAGCCGGAATTGTTGTTGATGACATAATAAACGCTGTCATCGGCATAGAAATTTTCATTTTCGCCGTTCGCATCAATGGACAGCGACACCGCACCGGGCAGTCGCACCGATTCACCGTATACAGGCACAGTGGGAGTTCCGTCAGGGTCAACACCCCACTGGATAATCTTTGCCCAATGGACGTTGTTCAGACCGAACTTGACTTTATTTCTGTTTTTAGCCATATTTTAAACCAGCCTCCTTAAATCTAATGTCGGCATACCATTCGTCCTCGTACAGCATCCTGTCTCGGACTCAGGCATCCATTTCATAAAGCACTTCATAGAGCCTTTCACTCTCAATCCACGCTTCTGTTTTTGTAAAATATATTTCACGCTGTGTCAGCACGGCTTCAATTTCTTCCTCCAGTGTTGGGTTCTTCTTGTCGGTGTACAGTTCAATATCCAACTGTTTAAAGCTGTGATAGGCAATATTATCCGCCGAAAAGGTATCCTCACTGGGGGAAAGAAACAGAAGAAAAGGCGGTTGTGGGGATTCTCCCTCTGCAAAATGGTGATAAGCATAGGGCAATCCCATCTCTGCCATCATGTCATTAATTTCTTCGTATGTCACGATAATTCCTCCGTAATCAGGGATTCAAGCAGTTCTGCACCATGCTCCTCGGCAGGGGCGATATGTGGCTTGCCCTGTACACGACCGCCGCCACGCTTGGCATGACCTTTTTCAAGAAGATGTGCCAGCTGATAGCGGTTCTTGGAATGTACAGTCATCTGCAAGGTGTGGCTGTTTTCCTTGATTTTCTTGGCAGTCCAGCTTTTGCTGTATGCACCGCTGTCTTTCGGAGCATTGGCGGCGATTTCTTTCTTGACGGTGGTTGCTGTTTTGCGGACAGCCTTTTTCATTGCTTCATCAGCAAGGTCTGCATATTCCTGTAAACCTGCCATGATTTCATCGGCAAGGTCGTCAATAGATGTCATCGTCACCGCCTGCCTTTCTGACCTCACAAACAATGGTGAGATAGTCATTTTTCAGATAGTCGGGAGTCACAGACTTAATGTCATATACACTCCCACGGAACAGAATTTTATGAGTAGTGGGGTTCACACACCGCAGAAAAGCACACTGCCGAACCCCGAATGACAAGGACTGAATTTCTCGTGTGACTCCTGTATTCGTGGTTTCGGCAGAGCTTTTTATGGTAACGCTTGCCCAGCAGGAATATACCTCATCCCATTGGGATGTGTGGTTGCCGATTTCATCAATGGCTGTGTGGTTTTCAAGGAATGTGATACGCTGATTCATTCTGCTGAAATCCATCAGATAATGCCCTCCCGCTGTGCGAATAAAATAGAACGCAGGCTCATCGTCAATCCGTGATAATCGGGATTACTCCTGTTCTCATAAAGATACCCCAAAGCGAAAAGCACCGCTGTTCGGGTTGTATCCTCAAACCTTGTGAATCGTTCCTCGTCCATACGCCCAACATCTTTTACAAGACATTTTGCCGTATCAAGAAGAGAGAGGATGAGCTTGTCATCCTCCTCATAATCGACACGCAGGTAATTTTTCGCTTCATCCAGTGTAATCATCACATCACGCCTTTGCGGTAGAAGTGCCCTTGATTGTCAGCGTTTTAACTGCCTCGGGAAGAATCAGCTTGCCGTCTACACGCTGGGAGGCGAGGAAACCGACCTGACCGTTCATCGCAAACAATTCATTCAGACGCTTAAGAGAACGTCCCTGTCTGTCGGCAATCCAGTAATAGCTGAAATCACCGAAAGCGATAGCTTTACTGCCTGCATCGGGAGTGGGTGCATAGACGGAGGTCACATAGGGACGATTGAGAATTGTGTCGGGAACACCGGCAGTCACAGACGGCTGCCAGATGTACTGACCATTGCTGTCTTTCACCTTGCGGAGAGCCTTGACGGTCTGCTCATTGAGAACCCAGACCGCCTTCTTGCGGTACGTACTCTTGAGGGAGTAGAACAGCTCGATCATATCATCGAAAGTGATTGTTGCACCTGCCGTTGTCGCACCGTTTTCCGCACCGCCTGTGGCAGAAAAAATACCGGTAGGCTTGCCCTTACCGTCACCAATGAGGAACGCTTCTTCTTCCTTTGTGCCAATTCTGCGTGCAAATTCCTTTGCGATGTAGGACGGCAGATCGAAAACGGAATCGTTCAGAAGTTCCTCGGAAATCTTGATAGCAGTGCCGACCTTGTAAGCAGAAAGTGCGATCTGACCGAAAGCGTCATCGGAGAGGGTGTATGCCTCTTCCTCCTCCATCCAGACCGCCTCGCCCTTCTGGGTAATAACGGGAATCTTACGGTCGCCGTGAGCTGTCTGAATTCTTGTGGCAAGGGGACGGAATACATTCTCTTCCTCCAGTGCTGCAATGAGCTTCTTTTCAAACTCATCCGGCACGAGATAGCCGCCCTCGGTGTCCTCGCCAATCTGCAGAGCGTTTCTTACATCCGCAAAGTTTCTGTTGCGGACATTGTTCCAGAAAGCCTTGCTGTATTCCGCAGTTGCAGTAGAGGGCGTTTCGGGAGTGTCGATGTGTGTGCCGGGAGTGGTCACAACCGGCGTTGTGGTCGCAGCACTCATCTCACGGGCAAGCTTTTCCTGACGCTCAAGGCGGTCGATTTCCTTGCCGAGGTCAACGATCTGCTGTTCCATGGCATCGTAGGTCTTGCCGTCCTCCTCGGAAAGCAGACCGCTTGCATTTCTCTTGGAATCGAGGAAATCACGGGCGGTATCCCATGCTTTTGCTCTCTTTTCTCTCAGTTCCTGAATCGTCATAATATATCAGCCTCCTTGTTATTTCAGCAGAGCCAGACGCTTGTCCAGCTGTGCAATGGGTACGGATTTATCACACGCAGAAATTTTCTGCATGAAAGAAGCCGCAGTGTGGGACGGTGTGTACATCATCGATGCAGCATCCCTCTGCGGCTTTTTCTCATTTTCTTCGGCAGGCTCATCATCAAAATCACTGCCGTCATCGGTATCTTCCTCTTCTTCGGATTTCTCTGTTTCTTCGGGAGAATCCTCCTGTTCGGGTTCTTTCGCAGGCTGTTTTTCCTTTGCAAACAGAATGCCGTCAACAAAACCGAGCTGCAATGCCTTTTTCGCATTCAGCCAAGTTTCCTCCGACATCATTTTCGCAATCTTCGCACGGCTGAGGTGGCATTTCTCCTCATAAGCGTTGATGATGGATTCCTTGACTTCTTCAAGAAGTTCAATGGCTTTCTCCATATCTGCCTTGTTGCCGGATGCAAAACACGCAGGGTCATGGATCATCAGCATTGCAGTCGGTGCAATCAGTGTTTCATCACCAGCCATCGCCACAACGGAAGCGGCAGATGCAGCAAGAGCGTTGATTTTCACAGTGACCTTGCCTTTGTGACTGCGGAGCATTGTATAAATCTGCGATGCGGCAAACACATCACCGCCGGGGCTGTTCAGCCAGACGGTAAGATCACCCTTGACCTTGCTCAATTCATCACGGAACAGGGCAGGCGTGACCTCATCACCGAACCATGTGTCTTCCGAAATGGGGCCGTTGAATAGCAGTTCTGTTTCGTTGGTATCTTCGTTTTTCACGAAGTTCCAAAATTTCTTCATTGTGCAGTTTCCTCCTTTGTTTTATTTACGGAATAAGCAATTCCCGCATCAGAAAGGCGGCTCATCGAGCCGTTCAC